ACTCGGGGACTGGTTGATGAGTCATCGGGGGTTAACTCGGGGACTGGTTGATGAGTCATCGGGGGTTAACTCGGGGACTGGTTGATGAGTCATCGGGGGTTAACTCGGGGACTGGTTGATGAGTCATCGGGGGTTAACTCGGTTCTCATCACCAACCACTCACCCCTCTTGCATTACACATGTTCTTTGGCGTCTGGGGCGAAGCCCTACGCGGAGGATCGTAGTTAACTAGCCAGGGGTTCTGAAGGGGACGGCACGTCCCCCTCAAGGGCGTTCAGTTCGTCGCACAACAAACTGCGTCAAAAACTAAGATATGTCGATGTTTTGGCACCCGCAGCCGGAGCCGCCGGCCCCAGCTCAGTCCCAAGGTCGCCGTGCGTCGACGCCACGTCCTTCTGGTCAGCCTCAGCGCCGTGGCACCGCCACCGGCGCCCGCCCTTCGCTCGACATTGTGGTGTCCCGTGGTCCGCCTACGCCGTGGCAGGATCCTGCACTTGAGTGGGCCCAGGAGCTCTCCAAGACCGTCAAGGGCGGCGCCCGGCTCCAGGTCTACGGCAAGTCTCGCAACGACAACCGTGGCGGCGTTTGCAGTGCCTACCTGAAGCACATTGTCGACAACTACGACAATCTTCCCGACTTCATCTTCTTCATCAAGGACGAAGAGTGGTCGTGGACCCACACTGGCTCAATCAAGGACCGCTTCCTGGAGGCCATCTCTTCGCAGCGGCGGTACTTTAACATCAACGATGCGATGGAGCTGCCGTCGGTCTACAACTCGCCTCACGTGCCGCTCATTGAGCAGTGGTACACCGACCACATCGACAAGTGGATCCCGTTTGCCCAGATCCCGAACCCAGACTGGGCCACTGGATACCGTGGCGGCAACCAGTTCTTGGTCCACAAGACCCTGATCCAGGAGCTGCCCAAGGAGTTTTACGAAGAGATGTACCGGTGGGTGATGACGTCGGGCATTCCACCCGAGACCACCGACGAGATGCTCGAAACCACTTGGCATCTGTTTTTCGTGATTTGGCCACGGATGCAGGCCGAGAAACGGCGCCATGAGAAGCTATCCGAACTAGGGTACAACGTGGGGCAGCAGTTCCCGTCTGCTCTTCCTCCTATTGCCTGAACATTGTTAACTAGGCTTAATAAACTATAGCAAAAGAGATAACAAACATAGCCTAATGGATTTGGACCGATCTCAAGAGTTCACCTTATTAGACAGGCAACAGGATGCGAATGAGCAACTGTTGGAGTCTTGGATTATGGGCGGTCGCCTCAGGGCTATTTTCGTTTTCGTACAATGCGCTTGGGCGTGCCTTTCCGCTCAAGGGCATTGTGTCCCGCGATTATCGTGCTGTGAATGCTGTCAAGGGGTCGGTGCTGGCGGTGCTGGCGCCGGCGGGAGCGGTGCTGTCGGGGATGGCGCTGCTGGGTCGCCCGTACGCCGGCAGTGAGTGGTGGCACACTTGGCTGCCCGCAATGGCCGCCGTCTACGCTGCTTTGGATCTCTCATCAATGATCCACTATCGCAAGGCGGCGGTGACCACTTGGGTACATCACATCTTGGTTCAGGTGTTTTTTCTGTATCTGGAGGCGGTGGGCTACACCCCAACCCAATCGTCTCGTGCTATCGTGTTGCTGGCTGGAATTAGTGCGTGTGAGTTTGTGGTGAATCTTCGGCTGGCGGCCCGGGGGTTGCTCACCGGCAAGTCGGCGTCGTGGGTTAACAAGGTCGCGTTGGCGGTTTATGGAGTGGGGTCGTACCTCAACCTGATGGGACAGGGGCGGCTTGTGTACACAGCAAAGAAGAGCGACCTGACGCCAATGTACGCTCTGGTCTTGCTCGGGATGATGGGAGTTTTGGTGGATGATGTGTATCTTATGCGTTATCTGTGGCGGTGGCAGCAACGGGTTTGAAGCCAATCTGTTATAAGAGAAGAATGGATAAGGTGTTGGCGTATGAGTGTGAGCCTGGAGGTGTTGTCGGGGGCTACGGCGACCGAATCGTGGGACTGGTGGCGGTTCGGGTGCTGGCCCGGATGCTCGGACGCAAGTTCCGAGTACGATGGACCCGTGATGATCTGGCTTCTTACTTCGACTACTCGAGCGTTGCTTTGGAGACCAAGCCAACGCTCTCGATTAAGATGATCGATCGTCCTGAGATACTGCGAAACGAACTCCGGCAGGCCCCGATGCCGTTTGTTCGGAATGGCACACTGCCAAACGTCGGCATCTCGGTCAATGCCGAGATCGCCCAGTATCTCTTTCAGAATCCTCAGTTTGGAATGAGTTATGGCTCAAAGGAACAGGTCCGCGAACGATACCTCAGGGAGATGCGGTGGGCGTACCGCACGCTGTACACCGAGATGCTAAAACCAACCGAGCGAGTCACGAAGCGGATGCAAGAGGTGGTGGGGGATCGGATGGGGTTAGTGGGGGTGCAGGTGAGGGCTGGTGATTGCTTCATGCAGACCGGGTTGACGTGGGATGAACGAACCCGATACATGGACGGCGAGGACGGAGTGCGGGCAGCGTTGGCGGGGGTGCGGCGGAAGTTGTATGAGTTGAGGGATGCGGGGCGAGTTGAGTCGGGGACGGGGGTCTTTGTCACCGGGGACCATCCTAAGGTAATGGCGCTGGCGCAGGAGGTACTCGGGGCACAGAGGGAGGGTGGCGATGGAGACGGAAGCGGAGGATCGGAAGGCTGGGAAGTGTTGGGCGACGACGAACCTGCGCAGCATCTGGACCGGCGGCAGAGCGATAAGCTGGACCAGACGAAGTTGTATACTGATGCGTTGGTGTTGGCGCAGCGGTGTTCGGTGTTGTTCATCTCGGAGAACTCTAACTTTGGGCGGGTGGCGGCGCTAGCGGGCGGCGAGGGGCAGGCGCCGCGTGTGGGCCAGGTGTTTGGACTGGACGGCCGGGGGCTGAGCGAGCTGGAGTTGCTGAGCAAGGGTGAGATGGTGTTCATGTAGGGGGTGCAGCGGCGGGCCGCTTCTGGAAGAGCGGGGCATAATTGAGCCGTCGGTTCTCGATGTCCGAGTGCCCTGGACGTTGCACGCCAAAGGTCTCCTTGAACGCAAGAAAGGCGATTTTGCGTTGCCACGGGATCCAGACGCTGTCCAGCGCCGATGTCTTCCTCGATGCCCCCTTAGCCAAAGCGTTGGCCGATAGGTGGAACAACCGCAGCAAATGAGGAATGTTCTGGACACGAACAAAGTAGCCTGACGTGGTGAAGGCGTTGGCGACCCGAATAACATCCATCGCCTCAAAATGTGCGTGCAACGACACTTCTGTGGGAAGTGGGAGCTGGACTGCGGTGCTAGGAGTAAGGTGGAAGAGGAACCAGTTGTTTGCGGCAAACAACACTGGCAGCAGCGAGATTAGTTTTTGAGCACCATCCGGCTTGACGAACACGAAATCGTCCTCGAACACACCCACCACCTCGGCGTGATTCGTAGACGTCTTGTACAGATCTTCAAGCGCACGAATGTGCGAAAGCGTGCAGCCCAACGCCCCCGCATTGGCGGCGTCCAACCGAGGAAACTGCTTTCGTCCCACCACAGCATCCATCCGTGTCACACCATCAAACAGACCAAGGTTGCCGGGATCCTTTCGAAGGCTCTCAAACTCCTTCTTGCGATCGGTGCGATGGGGAAGGTTGATGTAGTGACCACGTGGCGGTTTGGTCCGGATCGGGAACTCGTTAACCCTATAGTCCACATCCTTGCCGCAGATGGTCGAATACCCGGCCCGCTGGGTGGCAAAGGACTGCCGATACGCCAGGAACATCATGCGCCTTTGACACAGTTTCCAGTTTTGGTCGACCGACGATGTCTTACATTGTTCCCCCTCTTGCAAACGCTGTACCGACATGCGGAAGTTACCCAGCAGGATCGGAATGGCGGCTTTCCGCAGGATGTAGCCTGTGGTGGTTTGCGATTCCACAACTCTCACAAATCCTTCCTTGGTGTACTGCGGCGGCGTCCCAATCTCCATTACTGGCCACATCGGCGTCACCACCAACACCTCCCAACCCTCCGGGAGCCGGCCAATGGCCTTAAAGAATTCGGTTGCCGTCTGGTCGTTGGTGATCTGGAGATCATCCTCGAACACTCCTAACAGCTGATCGTCGGAGTACTCCTCTTCGAGAAGCATCTCCAGCACCCTAACGTGCGATTTGGCACAACCCAGGTGTCCGTTGTCTTCCTCCTTGATGGCCTCAAAACGTTTAATGTGCGATAGCCAAGGATTGGAATGTTGTTCTTGCCGAAAAGCGTCCAGACGATCCTTCCGGTCCTTCAGGTTTATGAAATAGCCCTTGAGAGACGGAAGCATATTGCTGTAGTAGCCCATCCAAAGAGGAGGTCGAGCAGAACGAATGATCACGTTCGGTGAGTTAGAAACGAATGCCGCTCAATGACAATGGCCGAGTACGCCGTTGTCATTCCCTGTGTGCCTCAACACATCCAGTACCTTCAGGAGGGATTTGCCAGCATTAACCTGCAGCAGCCGTTGCCGATAGAGGTAGTGGTGGCGTTGTCTTCGGCCACCGCAGCAGCGGTGGGACACCTCCGGATGGCCATGAAGACCCTAGACCCGACCATCCGCCCAGTGATCAGTGCGGTCCAAGAAAAGGTCTACGCCGCCGGCAATCGCAACCGTGGCGTCAAAGCAAGCACCGCCCCAATCATCACCTTTATCGACGCGGATGACTCAATGAAGCCGCACCGGATGACCGTTGTGTTACAACTAATGCAAGAGCACAAGGCTGATGCTGTGATACACGGCTTTGACAAACGGTACGCAGCTGTCGAGACGTTCAAAACCGCTGAGGAGTTGCGAATGATCGAAAGCGCCGACCGAACGTCGCCACACCTGACCCACGTCAATCCACACCATGGACACATCACATTTGTTAGAAGATTGCATTCCAAAATACAACAAAATGAAACTGAAAAATGGAGACGTGGCCAGGACAGCCGCTTTGTCCGTGATGTAATCCGAGCAGGCTACGCTGTGATCTACACCCCCGAGATCCTTAGCAACTATCACCCTCAGCGGAGCGCGGAGCGTCTTCCACGCCCATGACATCCCACATGTGCCACCACTCCCGGGGACCCGGTGTACCCGACATGATGTGGAATCGGTGGAGATGCCGTTTTACCACGTCCTGCATCATCATTTGGTCCTTCCCGATGAACCGCCCTTGCTGGGCCCAGTGGTGCAGTGTCTCGTAAAAGGCAGAGCTGTAGGCACGGATAGCCTCGGGGGTTCCGGCAAACATTCCGCCGGCAATTTGGTGGGTCGACGGGATGTGGATGATCGCCACCTTGTTATCGGGGATCCGGTCGGCCTTGACCGACTCAGGCCACACCTTCCACCTCTTGCCGTCTCGGATGGACCCAATGTCCATCCACCAGAACCGCTTCGACCCAAACGGATTGATGCCGATCGCCTGTTCCACCCACGCCAGCTTGCTGTTCCAGATTCGGTACAGATCGTAGCAGCACGTCTTGTGGACCGACTGCCGCTCGGGATCGATGTGTTCCTGCCGCTTCCAAAACTCCGGGGAATATCGCTTGGTCCACTCCAGGTCGTCGAGGCTCTGCACGACGATATGTGTGGGCTTGTCCTGTGCTTTGCGCATACTCGTGATGATCGGCGAAAACTCGGCGGTGGTGAAGACCACCATCGGGCACGGCACCGCCAGCATCGCTCTCATCCACTCCAGATAAGTGTCGTGTGGAAACTTGGATGCGACCGGATAGTATGCTGTTACGATAGTGTTAGCGTGCATTACATTTGACTTCGTTTGTTTAATAATGCCGATCAACGAATAAGACCTTTATACTCATAGTTGTTTTATACTGATTGGTGAAATGAGAGATCCAAACATCGTAAGCATATGTCGTTCCTTATAGGCAATTCTCTCCAAAAGTGGACGGTCGAACTTGTACGCATCGGGAGCGCTGCGTGTTGTTACCTTCATTTTTGGATGACTTCGGAACGGCAAACCGTATTGGTATACCCAGCAGTTCAACTCGGATCCGTGGCACCGAAAGAGTTGTGCACGGACGCAGGTGGCCAACGTGTTGCTGTGTGAGGAGTGTGTGGCCAAGGTGCGGGAGCTGGACATGGTGATCTGGGAGAGCGAAGGCGAAATGCTCCGAGTGCTGCGAGCCTAAGTGGACCCGCATGGTGCGGGTGGGGTCGACCGGAAAGCATGGCTACGGGTGCCTGCACCACCACCCTTCTACTACCCCCTCTTGCGCCGTGTACGCCGACGCTGGCGGCCCCCGGCCTGCTTCGCTAGGGCGGTTAGTTTTTGAACGAGTTGATGCTGAGCCTCGATCTTCATGATCTCCGAGTCAGGGTTGAAGACCTCGGCGCACGGATCGCCGTTGAGTTCCCGGATGTCTTTAGCGAACCGCCGCAGCAGCGCCTGGGCAGTCATCCCGGGGTTTCGTGCGAGGACCTTGTTGGCGTGCGCCAGCATGATTTCGGTGGGAGCCTGGAATCGGATGTCGGTGTTATCGGCGGCGGCGCCGAGGTCTTCGGCGGGGCGGGGGGCACGGACTGTTGACATGTGAGGTTCTGAAGGGGGCAGTGTGGGGTCGGCAGCGGCAGCGAGGGTGAGTCCCTGCGGGCGCTTCTTAACTCGACGGGTAGCCATAGGATGTTGTATTGGAGAGTGATTAGAAATTGATCCTCGAATAGGGGGTGAGTTAAAGGCACCGGAACCGAGTTGAGGCGATTACTTCTGAACATACGAATAGGATCCACGCATCAACGATGGAAATCAGAAGCGACAACGGACACGAAACCAGCTATCCAGAGTCAGACTCCGAGGGCGACAACTGGTCGTCGGTGCTAACCGACAAGCAGTACGTCTGTTTTGAGGACCCCTTCTCGGGCGCCACGGTGCCAAAGAAGGAGTTCCATTCCATGTACGGACCGGCGTGCAGGGAAATATTTCAGTGTTGCATCACATTGGAGGTGCTGTTTGCCGCCAATCCTGTGATGATTGGTGAGTGGCGGTTTGTCGACGAGGACGCCCGACAGGATTTGATCGATGCAGCGGTGGACCTGAAGCTGGTGCCGTCGTTTGACGAGATCTGCGCCGGCGAGACAGAGAAACAAAAGGCGGCACGGCAGCAAAAGGAGCGGGAGGGGCGGGCTTTGGAGAAATCAAGGGAGGGGAAGTTCCGTCCCCCGCAACCCCTGGCTCGAAAGCAAGAGCGGATAGCAGAGGAGAAAAAGCTCAAAACCAAGGCGGAATTGGAGTCCGAGTTGATCAAGGTGTTGGCAGCCTTCGAGTCGAGCGCAATGTCAAACAAGCAGCGGAAGAAGCTGGAACGACGGCGCTGGGGGATCATGGCGGCGTTGGAAAAGTCGGACGAAGGCGTCGATGCGTAGGACAGAGGTAAAAGAGTTGCTGTTGTTTTCTCATCAGACGACCGTTGTTCCAGAAGCCCGCCGGGTGAGGTGGGATGGGTTCGGAGGACGGAGTCCCATGAGGAGCGAGTGACCCCCAAGAAGACCTGAGCGGAATTGGAATCCGATGTGGCCCAGCTGTTAGCGACGGTTGCTCATATACAGGATTTTACATACTGGGGCATCTCTCTTTTTCTAGAGTTGTTAGCGACGACGATTGCTCATATACAGGATTTTCCATACTGGGGATTCTCTTTTGTTCTTGAGTTGTTAGCGACGACGGTTGCTCATATACAGGATTTTCCATACTGGGGATTCTCTTTTGTTCTTGAGTTGTTAG